ACCGCGTTAAAGGCGGTGTTTAAGAAGGGCGCTGCTACCGTCATTGCGGTGAACGTGTTTGACCCGGCTGTCCATAAAACCGGCGAAACCCTTGACCCGACCCTGGTCACCAATGCCGATATCATCGGTACGGTGAATGTGGCGGGTGATCGCACCGGTATGCAGGCGTGGTTGAACGCCTACTCGCTGTTTGGGTTCAAACCGAAGATCCTGATCGCGCCGGGCTGGTCGTTTTTGCCTGCCATCCGTACCGAGCTGGAGGCACTGGCCGGGCGGCTGCATGCAATCGCCTATTCTGATGCACCGGTGGGTACCACATTTGCCCAGGCCATTTCAGGCCGTGGTCCGTCCGGCACCGTTAACCTGCAGACCTCATCGCGCCGCAGCATGATCCACTACCCCCATCTCCAGGTGTATGACTCGGTTACCGACACCATCGGCCTGCAGCCATACAGTGCGTTTGCAGCCGGTCTCCGGGCCTGGAAGGATTTGGAACACGGCTACTGGTGCTCATACTCCAATACCCAGATTGACGGAATTGTGGGCACTGAACTGCCGCTAACCGGCGAGATCAACGACAGCACCAGCGAGATCAACCTGCTGAATGAGGTCGGAATTGTAACCGTGTTCAACTCATTCGGCACCGGTTTCCGCACCTGGGGCAACCGTTCTGCCGCCTGGCCGTCTGAATCCGGACCTAATACGTTTGAGGCCTGTATCCGTACCGGCGATGTAATCGGCGACAGTATTGAATACGCCATGCTGCAATTTCTGGATAAAAATTTTAGCCCAGCATTTGTTGATTCGGTAACTGAGAGCGTTCGGGCATTCCAGCGCAAGCTGGTGGGCGATGGGGCGATCATTGACGGCAACTGCTGGTATGACCAGGCTGACAACCCTACCACTGAGCTGTCAAACGGCCATGTATCGTTCCGCTATGACTACATGTGGCCGCCAACAATGGAGCGGATCACGTTCATACGCACGCTCAACCTGGATTACCTGTCCAGCATAGGAGGTAGCAACTAATGGGACAGACCACCATTAAGCAGATCACCAACGCCAACGTCTATATCGACGGCAACTCATTCCTGGGTAAAACCGAGGAGATCAAGATGCCGGATGTTGTGGTCACCATGACCGAGCATAAGGCCCTGGGGCTGGTGGGTAAAATTGAATTGCCCTCCGGCCTGGACAAGATGGAATCCACTATCAAGTGGAACTCGCTCTACCCGGACGTGCTGAAAAAGGCGGCCAATCCTTTTACAGCGGTGCAGTTGCAGGCCCGTGCCAGCCTGGAGACCTACACCGGCCAGGGCCGGACTGAGCAGGTGCCGGTGGTGGTGTACATGACCGGTACGTTTAAAAAATTTCCCATGGGCAACTACAAGCAGCATGACAATGTAGAGGCCGAGACATCTCTGTCTGTGACCTACATCAGGCTGAACGTGGACGGCAAGGATGTTGTGGAAGTGGATGTGCTGGCCAACATTTACAAGTTGAACGGCGTGGATCTACTGGAGAAGTATCGAACCAATATAGGGGGATAAGAACCATGAAGGTTACGAAAGTTGAAGGGAACAAGAAGTCGCTGAAAGTGGACGTAGCGGAGGTCAGGCAACCACTGGTTGATGATCTGCTGAAGGCCGAGCGGGTAGCGGGTAAAGCCGATGGTCTGGCGTTCATGCTGGCCCTGCTCTCATCTGTTGGGACGTTTGACGGCAAGGCGCTGCCGCCTGAAGAGTTGGAGAGGCTGTCAAGCGCGGATTTTTTAAAGCTGTCGGAAACAGTGGATTTGTCCGCTGCCCCGACCTTGCCGAACGGGTTATCTACCTCACCCGAGAAGGCAAGTTCAGAGAAGAGCGCGTAGAACGTATGACGGTGGCTGAGCTGGATTACTGGTCAGGAAAAGTTGACAGTTATATCAGGGAGATGAACAGACGGTTGAAAGATGATTAAGGGGACGGCTCTTTACGGGCCGTCAGCCCCTGCCAGAGTCCCTGGACGGAGCCAAACACCAGGCCAACCGCCAGCAGCACCAGCAGCATACCCAGGCCACACAGGATCAACACCAGAAGCGGCGGGAAGAAACAGGCTGCCAGAAGCAGTATGAAAAGTAAGCCGATAATCCACATGCCATCAGTATAGCACAGAGGAAACCAATGTCCACAGCCAACGCCTTAACCTTTGCCCTAGTCTTCAAGATGATCGACCAGTTGACCGCTCCAATGAAAAAGGTCAACGAATCGGTTGCTGGCGTTGGTACGGCTGCTGTAGGGGCATCAGGGAAAACCGGCGGACTGACTACGGGCCTGAACAACAATACCCGCGCTGCAACCGGGCTGGGGGCGGCCATCGGTCGTACTGCCCAGAAGTTTACCCAGTCATACGACGCCATGATTGCCAAAACCAAACAGCTGGCAGAGCGGATGAAGGATGCCGGTGATCGTGCCCAGCTTGGTGCTGCCGCAACAGGCACGGGTGTTGCCAAATCATTGGCCGCCTTTAAGGATCTGGAAGCTGCTCAGACTAATCTTAAGGTGGCCATGATGGGCAAGGGCGGTGTGGTTAATCAGGCTGATTATGCCGGTATGTCCAAGCTGGCCGATCAGTTGGGCAAAGACTACATGGGCAGCACCGAGGATTTTTACAAGATGTTCCGGGTGCTTCAGGAACAAGGTATTCAGGTTAAGGATATTCTGTCAGGTACAGGTAAGGCAGTTGCTGATTTTGCGGCGGTTACAGGTGAAGACTACGTAAACGCGGCAATGAAGATTGCCAAGTTTCAAGACTCATTTGGCATTGCCGCGCAAGATATGACGAAGTTTACCAACCAGGCCAGCCAGGCTAAGTTTGCTTTTGGTTTGGATACCACCGAAATTTTTTACGCCATGCCTTATCTAAGCGGTTCACTGAAACAGCTGAACCTGCAAGGGGCTGGTGCATCGGAAAGCGTTTTGCGGCTGGTGGGCATGATGAGTCAGGCCGGTATGCCTGCAACCCAGATAGGCACCTCGCTGGATCAGCTGGTGGCGCGAATGGCGGATTTTGACAACCGCATTAGCAAGAACAGCGTGAAAATGAAAAAGGTGAGGGAGGAACTATCCGGCACCGGCATTGAGTTTAACTTTTGGGATGAAAACGACAAGTTTGTAGGCTTTGAAAAGATGATCGGTGAGCTGGAAAAGATGAAAGGGCTGACCGAGAAAAAGCGGATCGAGATCGGCAAGGCCCTATTCGGTGATGTGGCAGGTAAGGGCGTCGCAGTGCTGGCAGAAAAGGGAATTGCCGGTTGGAAAGAAGCGGGCGAGGTGGTCGCTCGTCAGGCTAGCCAGACGGAACGTCTGGCTGCGTTACAAGATACCTTGGCCTTTAAGTGGGATTCATTCACTGGTACGGTTAAAACATTTACTGCTGCCATTGGTGGAGCAATTAACAACAGCACCGGGCTAAAGACACTGCTGGATACGTTTAATGATCTGTTTGGCGGAATGACTGCCTGGATGAAAGAACATAAAACCTTGGCAGGAATTATAGGCATTACCCTGGCGGCTACAGCAGCACTTACCGCCGGTGTGGTTGCCCTGGGCGGTGCTGTGATGGTTGGCGGTTCCATCTTGTCCGCCTACGGCACCGGATTGTCAGCAATCAGGCTTGTCGCCGGACCTGTCGCCCGTGAAATCAAGCTGCTGGTTATGGCCATGCGCGGTATGAGCACTGCACAGGCACAACAGGGAATGTTTGGCGAAGTGATTGGCGGTGCGACAGCAGCCCGGTCACGAATTTTTAATGCGGTGGTGGCCATGAAGGGCTGGACGGCGGCGCAGGCAACTGCTTTCCGCGCCAACTTCCTGACCATATCCGGCCTGAAGGGAATGGCGGTTGCTTTTGGCTCCGGCCTGCTTTCCGGCATAAAAGCCGCAATTGTGGCTGTTCGGGCCTTTAACCTTTCCCTGCTGGCTAACCCGGTGGGGCTGATTGTTACGGGCCTGGTGCTGGGTGCACTCTTAATCATTGCCTACTGGAAACCGATTAAAGCCTTCTTTGGCGGGTTATGGTCCGGATTCAAGGAAGGTTTAGCGCCCCTTAAAGAAGTTTTCAAATCAGCCTCCGCAGCCGCCAAACCGTTAAAAGAGATGTTTGCCCCGGTGATCGGCTTTATCAAACAGCTCTTGACCCCGCTGGGCGTTACCAACAAAACCCTTTCCACTACGGCGCTGATCGGCAAGGGGATCGGCTATATCCTGGCGCTGGCCTTTACCTCGCCCATCTATGCCATTACCGGAATTATCAAGGCGATAACAACCGTCTGGGCAACACTGCGGATGTTGCGTGCTGCATTTTCCCTTTTGGGTCTTGTCGGGCTCAAGATGGCATTTCATGCCCTCACAAAACAGTTCTTTGACGGCGGTGCCAACATTGCAAAATCAATTGGCAGCGGGATTATGTCGGCTATCAATGCACCGGTTGAAGCGATCAAGAGCGTTGTAAAAAAGGTACGTAACTTCCTCCCCTTCTCTCCGGCCAAGGAAGGCGCATTAAAGGACATCAACCGGATACGCCTGGTGGAGACCATTGCCGAGTCCATCAAGCCTGCCCCCATGGTCCAGGCCATGAAAGGGGCCACGGCAGCGGCAATGCTGGCCGCCACGGTTGCAGTAACACCGGTGCCGGGTCTGGCACAACCTGCTGCAGGCCAGGCGCAGCGTCCGGCAGTTGCCACACTGGCCAGACCGGCAACAGCTCCAGGTCAGGGCGGCGGATTAAACATCACATTCTCACCACAGATCACTGTCCAGGGCGGCGGCGATCCGGCGCAGATCAGCGGCCAGGTGGGCGAAGCCATGCGGATCTCGTTTGCCGAGTTTGAGCGGATGATGAAGCAATATGAACGGCAGAACGCCCGGAAGGCCTTCTGATGTACGCCCAGCTTGGAGCCATACGGTTTTTGATGATCATGCCCACCGCTATGGACAGCAGCTTGGCCTGGAACTATGCCGAGCATGCGGTTATCGAGGGCAAGCCGTTATTGCAGTACACCGGCTCTGGTCTGGATGCAACCAACATCCAGGTGCGTTTTCATGTGGATTACTGCAAGCCCGGTGAAGAGCTGAAGCGGCTGAAGGCGGAGGCTGAGAAACACCAAGCCCTGCCGCTGCTGTTCGCAAATGGCACATACAAAGGGCGGTACGTCATCGAGAAAATCGACGTTACCACCGAGACCACTGCTGATGACGGCAGTCTGATCAGCGCTGATGTCAAGATCAGTTTGAAGGAATTTGCCGACCCTTCTCCCCTGGAGACAAAGAAAAAGCAAAAGCCGAAACCGGCGGTAAAGAAGCCGGGCAAGCCCCGGCCCAAGGCCAAAAAGGAAGATGTGCCGCAACTGACTCCAGCCAGCAAACGGGCCGGGTATGAAATCAAAACCGTGGAGGGCCGCCGCATAGCGGTGCGTCAGGGGAAGAACGGATGATCGCCGAAGTCCTGGAGCATATCACCGCCCAAGGTGATCGCTGGGATAACCTGGCCTGGCAGTACTACGGCGATCCCCATGCCTATGAGCGGATCATAGCCGCGAACCCAGAGGTACAGATTGAGCCGATCCTGCCCGGCGGGATCCGGCTGTTGATCCCGGTGATTGAGGATACCGACGAAACCGTGAATATTGAGGAGCTGCCGCCATGGAAGCGATAGCCGTTTCGCAACCGGTATTCCGGCTAATTTACGACCGTAAGGATATTACGGCGGACCTGCAGCCTTATGTTTTGCAGATCACCTACACCGATGTGCTTTCCGGAGAGAGTGACGATCTGCAGATAAACCTGTCTGACCGCGACCAGCGCTGGAAAAACGCCTGGTTTCCCGGCAAGGGGGATGCTCTGCAACTCTCCATCGGCTATGCGGGCACACCCCTGACCCCCTGCGGCAGTTTCCAGATTGATGAGGTTGAGTTGAACGGCCCGCCGGACACTATTTCCATCAAAGCAGTGGCGGCAGGGGTAAATCAGGCGCTGCGCACTGAAAACTCTGCGGCCTATGAAGATATGACCGTCGAGCAGATCGCCCAGGCCATTGCTAAAAAACACGGCTACAAGCTGACCGGCAAGATCACGGAAAAGAAACGCACGCGCCGGGTCAAGCGGGTGACCCAGATGAAGGAAAAAGACCTGGCGTTTTTGAAACGGCTGGGGGAGTCGGAAGGGATCATTTTCAGCGTCAAGGACGGTCAATTGATTTGGCACGATCAAGACGAACTTGATGCGGCCAACAGTATCACGGTCATCAAGCGCGCCCAGATGTCCCATTTTACTTTCCGCAGTAAGGCTAACCAGGTGTACCGGGCCTGTGAGGTCAGTTATCACGACCCCGTAAGCAAAAAGCTGATTACTCATCAGTTCAAAGCGGACAACGTCACCACCGGCGATGTGCTGAAGCTTAACGTTCGCTGCGAATCAAAGGAGGATGCCATCATCAAGGCCGCTGCTGCACTGCGCAACCAGAACGGGCGGCAGCTGGAGGGACAGGTAAAGGTTTTTGGTAATCCCCGGCTGGTGGCGGGCGGCAATGTTGAAATTGCAGGCCTGGGGGTATTTGACGGCGGGTACCAGATACTGAAGGCGGTACACAGCATGGAACGGGGGCTGGGATATACCACTGAAGTGGAACTGTCCAGCACCGGCGACAAGAACAAAAACATGACAAATCTGCGCAACCTGAAGCGGGTGGCAAAATGAAAATCGGCATCGTCTCTGCTATAGACCCGGCTAAATGCCAGGCAAGGGTAAAGCTCCAGGATAACGACGACATGGTTACATTCTGGCTGCCGGTTGTGCAGCCCAAAACCCTGAAAGACCGTTTTTACTGCATGCCGGATGTGGGGGAACATGTGGTTGTGCTGCTGGATGAAAACGGTGAATCCGGCGTGATCCTGGGGGCGATCTACAGCGATGCCGACCCGCCGCCGGTAAGTGACCCGGACAAGTGGCACACCACGTTTGAGGATGGGACCGTCCTGGAATATGACCGCAAGCAGCACAAACTATTTGCCGACGTTAAGGGCGATATCAAAGTGCTGGCCACCGGCAAAGCGGACGTCACCATCGACGGTAAGACCACATGGATCAGTAAGGGGACGATTGACCATGACGGCGGTAGCGGATCGGTCAAGGGTGTGGTTCAAGGCGCCTGCATCTGCCCCTACACCAGAAAGCCCCATGTGATGATCTCCAGCAACGTGAAAGCGAGTAAATAGCATGGCAATGACCGGCGAAGAGCTGGCGATACTCAGGCGGCAATATGTGGATGCAGTTGCAGCATCACAAACCAGTGATGCCGGTACGGCAGTTGACTACGGCTATGCGATCCTGCTGGCAGATTCCAGGGCCATTGTTGATTACATACACGCAAACGCCCGCGCAGTGGGAACTGATACAGGCACATACGGTGGCGATAACCATGAACTGGAAATCCAATGACAGCCCGCACCAGCGACATAACCGCAGCTGACTGGTCACCCCAGGTTGGCAACCCAGGTAATGTGGTCACCGATCTGGCCGACATCGATCAGTGCATCGGCATCATCCTGACCACTCCCAAAGGGTCTGATCCGCACCGGCCTCTGTTTGGCTGCGATGCTTGGCTCTGGATCGACAAACCGGCAAGCATCGCCATCCCCAATGTAATTGCCGAGGCCGTTGACAGTCTGACTGAGTGGGAACCGCGCCTGGAGCTGATCAGCGTCACCGCTGCCCAGCCTGCCATTGGCCACGCTCAAATCACCGTAGCCTGGAAACCGGTTGGTGACGATACCCTGCAATCAACGGAGGTACTGCTGTGAGCCTGCCCGAACCGTCATTCATCACGCGAGATCCCGGCGGCGTCACTACAGAGCTGATTGCGCTGTACGAGCAAATGACCGGCAAAACCCTGCAACCGGCGCAGCCGGAGATGTTGCTGATTAACCTGATCGCCTACCGTGAGAGTCTGTTGCGCATCGCCATCCAGGAAGCGGCAAAGCAGAACCTGGTGGAGTACGCCAATTACCCGATGCTGGACTATCTGGGAGCGCTGGTGGGGGTGGAACGCCTGTTATCCCGCCCGGCCACCACCCGTATCAGATTCACTCTGGCTGCTGCATCCGGCGTGGATACCATTATCCCTGCCGGTACCGTTGTTGCCAGCAAGGACGGCCTGGTTGATTTTGCGACTGATGCGGCCCTGGTGGTCTCTACTGGCCAGACTACCGGCGAAGTATATGCCACCGCCACCACGGCGGGCAGCCTGGGCAACGGCTACCTGGCTGGAGAGATCAACAGCATGCCGTCGCCGGTGGCCGGTATGACCGCCGTAAATATAGTATTCAGTTCGGGTGGGGCAGATGCTGAAGAAGATGACCGGTTACGCGTGCGTATTAAGGATGCCCCTGAATCATTCAGCAACGCCGGAAGCCGTGGGGCATATCGTTACTGGGCCATGACCGCACACCAGGACATCGTTGATGTGGCGGTGCTCTCCCCATCACCGGGTGTCGTGAACATCTACCCGCTAACCGCAGACGGCACACCGACACAGCCGGTGATTGACGCCGTACTGGCCGCCTGCAACGCCGATACCGTGCGGCCATTGACTGACCAAGTAGATGTTTTGGCCCCTGTCCGTAAGCCGTTTGATCTCGAGTGCGCCATCATCCCCTATATATGGGCCGATCTGGCCAGCGTGCAGCAACAGGTGCAGAAAGCCCTGGAAGCACAGACCGCCGATCTGCGGCGCGGCCTGGGCCGGGATCTGGTTGTACACCGGCTGATCGCGGCGGCACAGGGGGTATATGGCGTGTACAAGGCCAGCATCAGCAGCCCGGCTGCTGACGTAATTAACGCTGATCACGAGTGGAGCGATTGCGAAAGTATCACCATTACCCTGGAGACCGCCGTCAATGGCTGATCAGCGTCTCATACCTCCCGGCATCCGGGACGCATCAACGGTCGCGCTGAATGAGCTGATCGACCGGCTGGGCACGCTGGATATCACCCCNCTGCTGGTNTACCTGATNGACAGCNTNGANGAAANCGCCCTGCCGCANCTGGCAGAGCAGTTTAGCGTTACCGGGTATGACGGCTGGGCGCTGGCGCAAGGCACCACCGACCGGCGCGAACTGATCAAGCGGGCCATAGAGCTGCACCGCCGCAAGGGGACTCCCTGGGCAGTGCGGACCGCGCTGGAAACAGCCGGGTTTAATGCCACATTAATCGAATGGTTTATGCAGACCCCCGCAGGCGCACCCCATACCTGCCGGGTAGAGGTTGAGATTGATGATCGGGGGATGGCTAAATCAAGTTTTGGCCTGGTTGAGTCGCTGGTAGATGAATACAAGCCGGTGCGGGTCCACGTTACCACTCAATTTCAGGCCAGCACCAAAGGGAGCCTGTACGTTGCTGCAAGCCAAGCCATCGGCGGGGCTGTTATCACGCCAGCATGTCCCGTGGATTTTCA